TATTCCCAACGGCTGACGCGAGTAACGCTATTATCCGTATCGCCTAAACTCTTACTAGGAGTGACGGCCTATGGCGGATGCCAGAGTAATATTTACGGGTTGGGGCCGAAGTAGCTGGAATAGCGGTACTTGGAGTAATCCAGCCGTTACCCTTCCTTCGGCTGCTGGTCAGGTAGGCACTGTCACGGTTGTTGGCAATGCTCCGAATATCGCTGTCACTGGTCTTGGCGCAGTCACTGGTGTTGGCAGTGTTTCTGTTGAGGGAGCAGCTACTGTTCCAAGTACAGGCATTGCTGCTACAGGTGGTATTGGCGATGTAAGCATTCTTACTGGCGCAGTTGTTTCACCCACGGGTGTTGAAGGCACGACAGCCATTGGCTCTGTTGTTGCGTCTATCCCCGGAGAGGCTGCGGTTATTGGTTTATCTGCAACTTCAGCGGTTGGTTCTGTAACAGCTACTGGTACGGCTAGTATTTCTCCTACAGGATTAGAGGCCACAGGCGAGGTTGGTGGACTACCGACGCAACCTGTTGGGGTTTCTGCAACTGGCGGTGTGGGTGTTGTATCTATCAACGGTACGGTTAATGCTGTTCTTACAGGTTTAGAAGGCACGAGTGCTGTAGGGTCTGTAACTGTATCTGGTGATGCTCCCAGCATTCCTGTCACGGGTATTGCAGCAACTAGCGGTGTAGGATCTGTTACTGTCGCTGTCGGTGCGGGTGTAGGAATCAATGTCACTGGTCTTTCTAGCACATCTGCTGTTGATTCGGTTACTGCCACAGGTGGAGTAGACGCCGCTGTCACAGGACTTGCAGCAACAAGTGCATTGAATGGAGTCACCGCCACAGGACTCGCAAGTGTTCCAGTTACAGGTTTACAAGCTACAGGTATTGTAAACGGTCTACCGCAAAACGTCACTGTTTTCTTAACTGCGGCTGATGCTTCTGGTTGGGGCAGAGCAACTTGGGGTGATGGAACTTGGAGTCAGCCTGTAGCTACCAACCTTGGCATGTCAGGTAGTGTTGGCGCTGTAACAGTAGACTTATTAATTCAAGTCCCAGTTACAGGGTTAGAGGTGACAATCGGCGTAGGTTCTGTTAGTATCGTCACAGGCACAGGTATAGATGTTCCTGTAACAGGGGTAGAAGCGACTGGATCGGTAGGGCCAAGAGGAGTAACAGTTTGGGGTAGAATAGTTCCAAGTGAAACAGCAACATGGACAAGGATTGCGCCAAGCACAACAACAGACTATAATGAAATTAGACCTTAACGGAGAATAGTATTTCATGGCTAGTACATATACAACAAATTCGGGTATTGAACTGATTGCCAATGGCGAACAGTCTGGCACATGGGGAAATACCACAAACTTAAATTTACAGATCATAGACCGACTAACAGGCGGTGTAGGCTCAATCTCACTTTCAGGCACAACACATACTTTGACGACTACAGACGGTTCTTTGTCTGATGGTCAGTATAAAGTGTTAGTGTTTGCTGGCTCACCTAGTGGGACAAATACAGTTACTATAAGCCCTAACGATCAGGCAAAACAGTATTTTATTGTTAATAGCTCTGGACAAAGCGTTATTATCAGTCAAGGTTCTGGATCAAGTGTGACCGTTGCTAATGGCGCTACAGACATTGTTTACTGTGACGGCGCGGGTTCTGGTGCTGCGGTAACTAGTTTTAGTGCTGATCTTTCTGGTGTTTTGACTATTGCAAACAATCTTTCTGATGTTGCGAACGCTGCAACTGCTTTGACAAATTTAGGGCTTACGGCAACCGCTGCGGAACTTAATATTATGGATGGTGTTACAGCCACCACTGCGGAACTTAATATTATGGACGGCGTCACAGCTACTACCGCTGAACTTAATATTATGGACGGGGTTACGGCTACTGCCGCTGAACTTAATATTCTAGATGGGGTTACATCTACTACTGCGGAACTTAATATTCTGGATGGGGTTACAGCTACTGCTACAGAATTAAACTATGTAGACATTACAACACTTGGGACATCTCAGGCTTCCAAAGCTGTGACGACTGACGCAAATGGAAATATTAAATTGACAGAGGAGGTTCAGGCAACCTCCTATATAGACACGTTGGTTGCTCTTTCTGGTACTTCTCCTACGGTGGATTGCGATGAAGGAAATGCTTTTACGCTATCAACGTCAGGCAACACTACCTTTACCTTTGATTATTCTGGAGTAAACCTAACAACCAACGATGCTTACGCTTTCGTGCTTAAAGTAACCTCTGGCGGAAGCCACAGTTTGACATGGCCCGGCACTGTCGATTGGGCGGGTGGTTCTGCTCCTGATGCCCCTGCTTCTGGAGAAACTGATGTATTTGTTTTCTTCACTACTACGGGCGGCTCAACGTGGTATGGCTTCCTAGCGGGAGATGCATTATCATGAGTAGTGCTGCTAAAAAAGTAATGCAAGCGGCTGCTGGTGCTGGTGGGGGGCAAGCAGCAGGGAACTACATCGCGGTGTCACACGAAGGACGTGTGAGCATTTTAGATCACACAACTCCCGGTTCCTTGAGTTTTGCGGCGGGCGTAACATCAGGATTCTCTAGTGGTGGAAATCCAAGAGGACTCAACTATAGTCCAGATGGCAACTATCTTGCGGTGCCTCAAGTTCGCAACCCTCATTCATTTACTCTTATAAATCTCACCAGTTTCCCCGGTTCCGTAAGTGTTGCGGCAACCTATACTGGTGATGGCAATGGCATGTCGTGCGCCTATGGCCCAGACGGTGTTAATTATATTGCTCTGGCTCATAAAACGTCTGGAACTAGCGGTGATAATTTTACACTATTAAATAACAGTACTGCTAGTTCTGTGAGTTATTCAGACTCTTATCTTTTAGGAAGTGCAAGTGGTGGTTCAAATCGTCCGGGGGGCAATGGAGTCGCTTGGACTCCAGACGGAAATTATATCGCGGTGGGTTGTAGCGGTTTTAACTCTTCGCCTGACTTTACCATGCTAAGTCGTAGCGGAGGCTCTGTGAGCCGTGCAAGTGATTTTTCATCAATAGGAAACAACTGCTCCGCAGTTGCGATGAGTCCAAACGGAAGTTATATCGCGGCTGCTAGTGAGTCCACTCCTCATTTCAAACTTTTAAGTCGTAGTGGAAGCTCTGTGAGCCTTGCAGCTACCTATGCGGTAGCTAGTTATGTTATTGGAGCAAGGTCTGCTTCTTGGTCTCCAGACGGGAACTACATTGCTGTAGCTCATTATGGCAGTCCTTACTTTACTCTTATAGATCACACCTCTGCTGGGTCTCTAAGCATGGCAGCAACATATACTCTTGGAGGTAATGGTTATGGAACTGCTTTTCATCCAGAAGGAAACTACATTGGAGTAACCACTAATGGTTCGGCAACTTTTACCCTTCTGAACCATAGTTCAGGTTCTGTAAGCAAAGCAGCAACATACACCCTTTCATCTAGCGTCAATGATGGCGCATGTGATTTTAGTCCTAATTAAAAAATATGATTCCAGCTATTTACACCATAGCAAAAAATGAAGCCTGTAACGTTGAGGCTTTTATGTCTGCGGCTGAAGGTTGTGATGTGTATGTATTAGACACAGGTTCGACAGATGACACGGTTCAACTTCTTAAAAAGCATGGTGCTAATGTAGCGCAGAAGACTATTAATCCGTGGCGTTTTGATACTGCTCGTAATGAGGCTCTCGCACTGGTGCCAGACAACGCAGATGTTTGCGTTAGTTTAGATATGGATGAGCGAATTTCCACAGGGTGGCAAAGTAAGTTAAAATCCGAATGGTTAGGAAATATAGGAAACTGTCATTTTATAGATGAATGGGCTGACAAAGATTGTACTATTCCTTCGATTCAGTCTTCTCGTACTCGTTTGCACTCACGCAAGGGATATAAATGGCATCGCCTTGTCCACGAAGTTATTCGTCCATTGCCAGATGTTACTGAGATTTGGTGTGATACTAGCATTTTAATCAAGCACTATCAAAAAGGTGGCTTACGCGATTATACTTTTGCAGTCAAAGAGCTTCTAAAAGAAAATCCTGATGACGTTAATGGTTGGCTTCAGCTTGCTGTGGAATATCATCGGAAAGAAAAATTTAACGAAGCAATAGACGCATTTCGCCAATTCATTAAACTTACTGACGAAGATGAAAGCGAGTCAACTCGTCTTAGACGCGCCCATGCGTGGTTAAACATCTCTCAGTGTTTATACGAACTTAATCAAAAAGATGCGGTAATTCGAGCTCTTCTTTCTGCGGTTGCTGCTGAACCAAAATGTCGTGAAGCGTGGACGCATTTAGCGCATGTTGTAATGCAACTAGATAATCCTCAACTTGCTTATGGTGCAGCGGTTACAGCATATAATATCACACAACCACCAAACAATTCTGCAATCGAAACAGTTTGCTGGGGAGAGTTACCCAAGCAGATTGCCGATCATGCTTTTGGTATCATTATGAAAACGGGAGAAAAATAATGGCGGTTATATTCGGAGAAAGTCCAGACACAGATGGTTGGATTAAAGTTACAGTAATTCAATACCAGATGGAAGAACATGAAAACGGCTACAGCGTTGATGTAGACTCTATTCCAAGTTACCCTAATGCGGGAATGGGTGTGGGTTGGGTGCAGTGTTACCATCCTGAAAAAGACGAATGGAAGTTTGATGAAGTAAAAATACCTTACACTGAAGCAGAAGGTATGCTAGAAGTAGCAGCAGCAATCCGTGAACTGGCTCAGGCCATAAAGGAGAAATAATATGCATGTATTAATTAAAGATAACGCAATTGCTGAATACCCATACACTATTGGCAACTTGCGCCGTGACAATCCCGGCACTAGTTTCCCAAAAAATCCGACAGATGAGGTGCTCGTCGGTTGGGGTATGCATCGTGTTACGAAGACAGAAAGTCCAACTTCTGACCACACGAAGAATGTTGCTGAAGGTACACCAGTACTAGTTGATGGTGTGTGGACACAAGTCTGGAATGTTACGGACGCGACAGCGGATGAGATTGCAACGCGCATTGAACAAGCATCTAGTCTTATCCGTGCTGAACGTGACTACCAACTATCTCTGTCCGACTGGCGCGTTATTAAAGCTCAAGAAACAGGAGTCGCATTGGGCGAAGCATGGGTGACGTACCGCCAAGCACTGCGCGATATCTCTAGTCATGCTAATTTTCCGTATCTAGTAGATGCAGACTGGCCTGATACACCGTAAGGATAATGTGACTTAGTAATAAAGGTCGTTACGAATGCCACTACAGAAACTCCAGTTTCAACCGGGAATAAACAGGGAAACAACTTCATATACAAATGAAGGGGGTTGGTTTGATGGTGATAAGGTTCGTTTCCGACAGGGATTCCCAGAGAAGATCGGTGGATGGGAAAAGATAGGGATAAAGTCCTTTCTTGGTTCTTGTCGTGCATTGTGGCCTTGGCGCACACTAAACCTAGATGCTTTTCTTGGGGTTGGCACCCATCTAAAATATTACATCGAGTCTGGTGAGGGTTACTATGACATAACTCCTACACGATCCACAACAAGTGCAGGTGACGTAACCTTTTCTGCTACAAATGGTTCTTCTACAATTACTGTCTCTGATCCTAGCAACGGTGCAGTGGTCAATGATTTCGTCACGTTTAGTGGGGCAGCAACTTTAGGCGGGAATATAACCGCAGCGGTTTTGAATCAAGAATATCAAATTAACGAGATTGTAGACTCCTCTACATATAAGGTTATTGCTCGTGCTGCTGGTTCACTAGACAGCATTACAGACGATGGTCAGTATTCTCCAACTCCTGTTGTGGCGAATGCATCTGATACAGGTAACGGAGGATCGTCGGTTATCGGCACATATGAGATTAATGTCGGTCTAGATACATCTGTCACGGGTAGCGGTTGGAGTGCAGGTGCATGGGCAAGAGGGACGTGGGGTTCTGCTGCGACTGTTGATCTTGTTACAGACACATTGCGTATTTGGACGCATGACAACTTTGGCGAAGACCTTATTATTAACGTAATGAACGGCGGCATTTATTACTGGGATGCGTCAGCGGTGAACGCCTTAACAAATCCAGCGGTTGCCATAAGTGATCTAGCTGGTGCCGATTTAGCTCCGACTATAGCCAAAAAGGTTATCGTTTCAGATGTTGACAGACATGTCATTGCTTTTGGTTGTGACCCACTGGATAACATAGGGACTCAAGACCCACTGCTTATTCGATTCTCAGATCAAGAGAATGTAACAGATTGGCGACCGACAACGACAAACACAGCAGGTGATCTGCGTCTAGGCTCTGGTTCAAAGATTGTTACAGCTATCGAAACTAGACAACAGATTCTAGTCTTTACAGATGTATCTCTTCACGCGATGCAGTACATTGGCCCACCGTTTACCTTTGGCATCAACATGATATCAGAGAATATAACTATTCGAAGTCCGATTGCTGTGGCTGCGGTTGAGGATACCGTATATTGGATGGGCAAGAATGAGTTCTATGTTTACAATGGTGGGGTGCAGACACTACCTTGCTCTGTAAAAGATTATGTTTTTTCAGACTTTAATTCCATTCAGGCAGAAAAATGTTTTGCTGCGGTAAACTCTTCATTCTCAGAAATATGGTGGTTCTACCCGTCAGCAAGCTCAGACAATAACGATAGATATGTAGTATATAACTACTTACAAAACATCTGGTACTATGGCAATCTAACACGAACAGCATGGGTAGACCGTGGTGTCGAAGAAAACCCAATTGCTGCGGGGCGTGATGGATATTTGTACAATCATGAAGTCGGCTTCGATGATGGCAGCACTACACCTGCATCCGCTATAACTTCTTATATTGAATCTAGCCAGTTTGACATTGGTGATGGAGATCAGTTTAGTTTTGTCCGTAGACTGGTGCCAGACTTGACGTTCAGAAACTCTACAGCCGAAACGCCTACAGCAAACTTTACTCTAAAAGCGCGAAACTTTCCGGGCGGTGCCTACCTTCAAAACAATAGTAAAGCAGTAGAAAAAACGGCATCAGTTCCTGTAGAGCAGTTTACACAAGATGCACATGTCAGGCTACGTGGCAGATCAGTTGCGATTAGAGTTGATAGTAATAACACTGGCACAGGATGGAGACTTGGTTCTCCACGAATAGATGTGCGTAGTGATGGGAGACGCTAATGTCTCGAAATCTTGCCATACCATATTTTCCAAATGCTCCGCGAGAGTACAATCAGCAGTATATTGCTGAAGTTGTTAGAGCTTTCTCTGTATATGTGCAGCAGGTTCAAAACCCCGGTGAAGGGCGAAACACATTTGGCGTATTCACCAACTTACAAACGGATGATTCTGGCTTAGAAACTGGGGCTATCTTTAATCACGGTGGATATGTTAAGATAACACAAACAAACATACCACATGCTCGTGGGTCAACAGGAACAGGAGCTGTTGGTTCCGTAACGATAACAACTACATAGGTGAACCATGTCTGATGAAACAGTAATTACAATGCCCGATGGTGGTCGATGGAGACCTGCTACATCTGTTGATACTATTCAGTGCCACAACTGTGATAACTTGGTGGACACACCAGAAGAGATAGCCTCGTACCCTGATGGCAACTGCCCAGACTGTGGCGAGTCATGGACAGGCGATACTAAGAAGCACACAGCTATCACTGTGACAATGCCTCAAGCTATGGATGGAGGGACTTTGTAATGCCTAGTGTAGATAAATTTGGTTCTCAAGGAGTCAGCAAACCTAAATCTTTCGCAGACATGACAGGTGGAGTTAACGCACCAGCAAAGCCAAAACCAAAACCAAAACCAAAACCGCCAGAAAAACCTAGTTTTATGAGTGGCATCAAGTCTCTTGCAAATAAATTAAATTTAACTGGCCAACCCTCTGCTGGGGCACTAGCTGCTCAAAAGGCGTTTATGAACAAAAATAAAAATAAAAGTGGTGGCTCTTCATCTCAACAGACCGATGATCAAGCTCCAGACATGACAGATCAGTACGCTGAAAACCTTCGTCGTTACAATG